GATCCGGCGATGTTTAGTATGAGCCAGCGCGTTACGTTAGCGCAAACTCAGCTGCAATTAGCGCAATCTGCGCCGCAGATCCATGATTTATACGAAGCCTACCGTCGGATGTATTTGGCGTTGAATATTCAAAACGTCGATAAGATCTTGCCGCCAAAAGACGAAGTGGCTCCGAAAGATCCGGTTACCGAAAACATGGACGCTCTTATGGGTAAGTCCTTAAAAGCGTTTGAATCGCAAAATCACGACGCGCACGTTGCTACGCATAGTGCGTTTTTACAAGATCCGAATGTCCAAAAGAATGCTATGGCTATGCAGTCGCTTATGGCGCATATGCAAGAGCATTTAGCTATGAAGTATCGTCAACAAGTCGAGCAGATTCTTGGCTTCCCGCTCCCGGCAGAAGGTCAAGTATTACCGCCCGAGCAAGAGGCAATGCTCGCTCAAGCTACCGCCCAAGCAACAGCACAGATATCGCAAATGGCACAGCAAATTGCAGGAACAGGTCAATTTGACCCAATCGTACAGCTTAAACAACAAGAGCTGCAGATTCAACAGCAAGAAGTCCAGCGTAAAGCAATGGCGGATCAAGCGCGTAACCAGCTTGATGCGGCTAAACTTCAACAGGACGGTGAGCTTAAAAAGGCAGAAATTTCTTCCGACGAAGATATCGCTGCACTTCGTGCAAATGTCACTTTAGCGACAAAGAGGTAATTATGGCTAATACACGTGTTAAAGACTTAATCGCGATGTTAGAGGCGGAAACTGATCCGGATCAGATTGCTATTCTTAAATTCGATCTTGACCAAGCGCTTGGCCGCAAAGACGTGGGCGTTACTCCGAAGCCGGGTAGCAAAAAAGGTGTTAGGACACGTTCGGGTGGCGGTTCTGAGATGACAGATAAACAAAAGAAATTTGCTGCGCTAGCAGAGCCAAAAGATCAAATTACTTATGCCGATAAATTAGCAGGAGCTGGTGTAAGGCGAGCTAAAGGCGGTGGCCGAGGTCGTGGAAGCTATCAAGGTGATGAGGTTTTGGCGGCTAATCGTTGTAAAGGCGGCGGTATCGCAATTAAAGGTACGGATTTTAAAGGCACTTTCTAGTGGACTTAATTAGCTATTTGCTGGAAAAAATTGAGAAACGACAGGCAGAAATTAGCGAAACGCTAATGTCGAATGGTGTGTCCTCCATGGAGGACTACCAACATTATATGGGCCGGGTTTCTGCTCTCGGAGATATAGAACAAATCCTAAGAGAAACGCGCCAGCGTATGGAGACTGCCGACGATGACTAAACGGTTATACGTTCCTGACCATGTAATAGAGGAACGCCGAGCCGCTAAAGAAGCGGAATCGCAAAAGAAAAAAGATTTGTTAAATCCTGCTACTTTTGCTTTATCAGATGAGCAAGCGGATGATACACGTTCTGCACTAGAACGTCTTCCGAAGCCGACTGGCTGGCGTGTCCTTATTCTTCCATATACTCTGCCTGAGTCTACTAAAGGCGGTATTATCCTTTCCGACGAAACGCGGGAACGGAACCAGTTAGCAACGAATGTTGGTTATGTTGTTAGCTTGGGACCGGATGCGTACAAGGACGAGGGTAAGTTCCCTGATGGTGCTTGGTGTAAAGAAGGCGACTGGGTGATGTTCGGTCGTTACGCTGGTTCTCGTTTTAAGATCGACGGCGCAGAGCCTCGGTTATTAAACGACGATGAAATTCTCGCGGTTATTGATGATCCCCGCGATATTATTGCAGTCTAGGAGGCATTATGTCTGACGTTAAAGAACGAGAAGAGGTCGCGGAAGAGGCCGAAAACCTTGAAATTGAAGTTGAAGAAGAGGGTGCTGAGGAGGAGCAGCAAGAAGCTCCTGAACAAACAGCCGCTTCAGATGACGAGCATGAACAATATTCGGAAGGCGTAAAAAAGCGTATTGATCGCCTAACGTATAAAATGCGCGAAGCGGAGCGCCGTGAACAAGCAGCGTTAGATTTTGCTAAAAAGCTCAAAGAAGAAAATGAGCAACTTAACAAAAACTATAGCGAAAGCACTGCTGCGTTTATGACCGAGTCGGCAGGTCGTGTAAAAAGCGAACTTGCTGAAGCAAAACGTGCTGTAAAACTAGCGTATGAGGAGGGTGATTCAGAAGCCCTTGCCGATGCGCAAGAGCTTGTTTCTCGTTTAGCTGTAGAAAACGACCGTCTTGTACGGGACGAAATGCGGTTAAAGAAAGAGCAAGAAGCGGCTACTGAGGTTACGTTGAACGAGCCAGAAGCCCCGCAAGCAGAACAACAAGCTCAAGTTGCTCCCGACCCTCGCGCTCAAAAATGGGCGTCAGATAACGAGTGGTTTGGAAAAGACGAGGCGATGACCTTTACAGCATTCTCAATTCATCGTAAACTGATCGAAGAAGAGGGTTTTGACCCTGCTTCAGAGGATTATTATGCTGAGATAGACTCTCGCATACGAAACGAGTTCCCTCATAAGTTTGAGGGTCAGAGATCAGGACAACGGAAACCCGCCCAGACCGTTGCCCCTGCTAGCAGAAATGCAAAAACCGGGCGCAAGACAGTTCGTTTGACCCAGAGTCAAGTGGCTATCGCTAAAAAACTCGGTGTTCCACTCGAGGAATACGCGAAACACGTGAAGGAGGCTTAAATGTCTGAAATCAACAAGAGGACTCCTCGCGCTTCTGAAACTCGCTCTAAAACCGAGCGCAGAAAACCTTGGAGACCAGCTTCATCGCTTGAAGCACCGCAGCCGCCTGAAGGCTATAAATTCAGATGGGTTCGCACAGAGGTTCGTGGTCAGGAAGACCGTAAGAACGTATCTGGTCGGATTCGTGAGGGTTATGAACCTGTTCGCGCAGAGGATTACCCAGACTTCGACGCGCCTACCATCGACGATGGTCGGCATGCAGGAGTTATCGGTGTTGGCGGTTTGATGTTAACCAAGGTGCCAGAAGAGATCGCGGAAAGCCGTGCTGAATATTTTGATCAGCAAACTGCGGATCAGATGACAGCGGTTGATAACGATCTCATGAAGGAGCAACATCCTTCCATGCCGATCTCTCAGGAGCGGCAGTCTCGTGTAACCTTTGGTGGCCCAAACACTAAGTAGGCCGCTTTTTCTCTAGCCCTTTTAGGAGGACGAAAACATGGCAAATAAAGATTTTGCTTTTGGCTTAAAGCCAGTCCGTACCTTGGGCGGTACTTCGAACTTCACTGCGAATGAATACACCATTCCGTCAGGTGCCTCGAACGCTATTTATCAGGGTTCGCTGGTCATCATGACTTCAGATGGTGATATCGACATTGCAGCCTCTTCTTCGGCTGATGTTGTCGGTGTTTTCAACGGTGTTTTCTATACCGACCCAACGACGGGCAAGCCGACCCACTCTAACTACTATCCCGGTAGCATCGCAGCTAGCGACATTGTCGCGCAAGTCTACGATGACCCTCGTATTGTATTTGAAGTACAGTGCGACGGTACTCTCGCGGATACTGCAGTTGGAGAAAATGCTGACACTACTTCAACGACTAGTGGGTCAACAGTAACCGGACTTTCTTCTACTGAGATTTCGTCTAGTACTGGTGCGTCTACTGCTCAGTTGCGTATTATTGGCATCTCTAAAGATCCTGACAACAGCGACACCAGCGCTGCAAATACAAATGCATACGTTTTAATTAACGAGCATGCGTATACGCAGACTGCTGGCACCTAATGAGGGAGGCTAGATAATGCCTATTTCACGCGCACAACTAGCTAAAGAGCTTGAGCCCGGTCTCAACGCCCTCTTTGGCATGGAGTATGGTCGTTACGAAAACGAACATGCTGAGATCTTCGACACCGAGTCATCTGACCGTGCGTTCGAAGAAGAGGTCATGCTGACCGGATTCGGTGCAGCACCGACTAAAAACGAAGGTGGAGCGGTTAATTTCGACAACGCACAGGAGTCGTTCACTTCTCGCTACACCCACGAGACCATTGCATTAGCCTTCTCGATCACCGAGGAAGCTATTGAGGATAACCTGTACGACCGTCTGGCGTCTCGTTATACTCGCGCACTGGCTCGTTCGATGGCCCACACAAAGCAAGTTAAGGCGGCTAACGTCCTTAACAACGCCTTCAACTCCAGCTTTACTGGCGGCGACGGCAAAGAGCTTTGTGCAACGGATCACCCGCTTTCTGGCGGTGGTACGCTTGCAAACGAGCCGTCTACTGCGGCAGACCTGAACGAGACTTCGCTTGAAGATGCTATGATTAGCATCTCGGGCTTTGTCGATGAGCGTGGTCTGAAAATCGCCCTTCGTGGTACTAAGTTGATCATTCCTCCGGCACTTCAGTTTGTCGCTGAGCGTCTGATGGCTTCGAACCTGCGTGTCGCTACTGCCGATAATGACATCAACGCCCTGCGTAGCACCGGCATGATGTCTGAGGGTTATGTCATCAATCACTTCTTAACGGATACCGATGCGTTCTTCATTAAGACTGACGCACCGAACGGCTTCAAGCACTTCGAACGTGCTCCGATCCGTACTCAGATGGAAGGTGACTTCGACACCGGCAACATGCGGTTCAAGGCTCGTGAGCGTTACAGCTTCGGCTTCTCCGACCCGCGTTGCGTATTCGGTTCGCCGGGGGCATAAAACCCCACAAAATACTCGATCAAAGGGCGGCTTTTCAGTCGCCCTTTTTTCATTTATAGTGAAATTATCCTGATAGTCCTTTGGACTAACATTAACCCAGACAGGAGACGAAAATGGGTCAAACTACTTTTTCGGGTCCAGTACGATCCGAGCGGGGCTTTACTGCTGTAGGCTCCAACGCAGTTGTTAACATCACTGCCGAAACCACTCTCACCTATGCAGGTCACGTTGGCCGTATCATTGAAATTAATGACGCGGACGGTGCGGTTACGCTTCCTACGATTACTAGCGACACCATTGGTGCGAAGTATACGTTCTTTATTGGAACGGACTCTACCGATTGTGACATTAAAACTGATGGAACCGATAAGTTTTCGGGTTCTCTTTCAGTTGCAGGGACGACAACAGCGGCATTTGCCTCTGACGTCTCTTCTAACGATGTCATTTCGATGAACGGCACAACTACTGGTGGTGATAAAGGCTCATACGTCGAAATTACTGCTATAGCTCTTGCTGAATATCTCGTTCAAGGCGTCCTTATTGGTTCTGGTACAGTCGCTACTCCGTTTGCTGATAGCTAAAAGGGAGGCGTAAATGGCTGATACTGTAGCCTCACAGACTCTTGTCGACGGTGAAAAAACTGCTGTTCTGAAATTAACAAATATTTCAGACGGTACAGGTGAGTCAGCTGTTACGAAGGTAGACGTTAGCTCTCTTGCGGCTAATTCTGATGGCACCGCTTGCACAGGCGTTTCTATTGAACGCATTTGGTGGCAGTGTATTGGAATGAAAGTCCGTATTTTATGGGACGCTACTACTGATCTTCTTTGTATCGAGCTGGGTGAAAACCAAAGCGGTAATCACGACTATTCCTCGTTTGGCGGACTGACTAATAATTCTGGTTCCGGTAAAACAGGGGATATAAAATTCACCACGGTCGGTCATACGAGTGCAGATACTTACACGATTATTCTGTATCTGCGTAAAGAGTATTAAACCGGGTAGTTGTTATGGCGGCGAAAAAGCGTAAGTCAAAGCCAATAAAGACTTCCGTTAAATCAGGTAATTTCCGCTCCACTAAAAGTGGGGCGGGAATGACCAAAAAGGGTGTTGCTGCGTATCGAAGAGCAAACCCCGGCAGCAAATTAAAAACAGCTGTTACCGAAAAGAAACCCTCGAAGGCAAGATCGAAGCGGCGTAAGTCGTATTGTTCTCGCTCTGCAGGGCAAATGAAGATGCACAATATTAGCTGTAAAAAGACGCCTAAGAAGCGTATTTGCGCAGCCAGACGGAGGTGGCGTTGCTGAACACTCTTTTAGGTGTGGGGATGACCGCTACGCTAGGGTTCTTAGCGTGGATTGCTATGTCTGTCGTAGAGCTAAAAACAGAAACT